ATAGTAGAAACTGCTGTAGACTTCTTCCTTCCGTATGCTAACTTAATGACAGTAATCGGTTATGGCAACCACGAAACAGCTATAATAAAAAGACACGAAACGGATATATTACAAAGGTTTGTTACTTTGTTAAACTATAAAGCTGGTAGTAATGTAATGACAGGTGGTTATGGCGGTTGGTTTATAGTAAACCAAGTAATTCGTACAAACACAAGCTCAGCTACAAAAATAAAGTATTTTCACGGGAGTGGTGGCGGTGGATTAGTTACAAAGGGTGCTTTGAATTTAACTCGTGCTATGGAATCCTACGAAGGTTACGATGTGTTTACTATGGGGCATATACACGAAAATTCAGCGCGTAACGATGTTCGTGATTCGGTAAGTTTTCACCCAGCTAAAGGCTATTACTTTAATCATAAACAAATACACTCAATGATTACAGGAACGTACAAAGAAGAATACGCTAATGGCGCGTATGGATGGCACGTAGAACGTGGCGCACCTATGAAACCTGTAGGCGGTAGAATATTAACCATTGAATACGCACGTTTAAAAGGAGAAAATACCGATAGTGCTATAAGAAATATTGATAGTATGAAATTTCCTTTGTAGATTTGTACTTTCATAATGTGTTAATTAGGGGGTCATTGACCCCTTTTTTTATGCGCTAAAAAAAATAATTTAAAATTTTTTACTAAAAATGTTTGTAGTTTGTGAATAAGTATTATATTTGCATATAACTAATTAATAAAAACATTATGAAAACAACAAAAACACGAAGAAAAGACTTAGCCTACCAACAGACTGCTGTAGGTCAAGCATTACAACCAATGGAAAAGCCTGAAGCGTTACTTGATTGGTCTATTGAACAACTATTAAAACTTGTAAAAAAATGAGATTAGAAAACTTTTTACCGAGAACAAGTGAGCATAAAGTGTTTTTAAGCCACTTTTTAGCCCCTTTAACAGCTTTTATCGTAGTGTTTAGTGTAATCATATCACTACTTAATTAATAACGTCTTAAATCAAAGAAAATGAAGTTAGAGAATTTTTACATAGAACACAGCTTTGTAAGTGAAGAAAGAGTAGTTACGTTTAATTGGGAAGACGATGGATTGACTTTTTACGTAGTAGCTAATTACGGATTAGATGCGTATAACAACGAAGTAGAGTTAGGTAGTATTATTCAGTCGGAGTGTTGGAGTGACGTAGAACCTATTACTAAATTCGTGTTATCGGATTCTATGTTAGACTATTTAGAAGAGGAGTTAGTAAGCTACCAAAAGACGAATCCATCCGTGTTTTTAGAGGATTATGATAACGACTATTTAAACTATTGGATATGATGACACTACTTAAACAAATTGAATACTGGAAAAGAAACGGGAATTTCAACTTTGAATTGTATTTAGCAGTATGTAAGGCTAAAGAATACACGATAAATATAGACACTAAACAAAAAGTTTTTAGATATGAGAAAAAGAAAATATCCAACAAATGACGCGTTTGTTTTAGCTGCTATTAAAAAGCAGTTAGAACTTGCTGGTCTACCTTTAGACTTGTACGAAAAACAAGAAAATTGGTACACTAACGAAATAACCTACGAAAAGTATGTAGAGTTTAAAGAGTGGTGGTTAAAAGAAGCTAAAGAACACTTACGATACTCTAAACCACATCTATTAAAGGCGTGGGGTTGGTTCGACTGATTATCCACAAAGTAGAACTTGTAAAAAGTATATAACGTTAAACCCTTAATTTGTAAAGAGTATTTAAGGTTATAGGCTGATAAATGTCCAGTTTTTTGCATAATAAACTTGACAATAAACTATAATTTAAACACAACAATAAAATATAATAAGCATAAAATAAAAATATAATTATGAAAACAGCAGTAGAATTTGCATTTGAAGAATTAAACAAATGGAGAATAGAAAATTTTGGACAAGAGGCATTAATTGGAATTCCTCAAGAAGTATTTGATAGAGCCAAAGAAATGGAGAAAGAGCAGATAATTGATGCTTGTAAACAATGTTCTTATAGTTATGAAGAAGCAGAACAATACTACAACGAAACCTTTAAATCAGAAAAACAATCTTATCAAGATAAAATGAGAGATAAAATAAATAAAGCTAAATCAAGAATAGAATGAAAAAGACGAATAGAAAAACGATAATGATAGAACGAGATGACATTTACTCTAAAGAAGGTGACTATGTAGAAGTAACTGAATGGTCAAATGGAGAAGGGTTTGATGTAAGCACCCAAGACCAAATGTATAATATAAGTTACATTGAACTTAAATTGATTAAAAAAGCATTAAAAAATATGCACAAATGAGACTACTGGATTATTTATTTACAATTTTAATTTTAATAATGTATGGAAAACAAGATTGAACGCGTAATGCAAGTAATAGAAAAAGACGGATTAATAACTAAATCCAGGTACCGAACTTTTTTAGATAGACGTAGCTACTTATACGCGATGCTAAATAAAAACGGAATGTCTTTAGTAGAAATAGGAAGACTGTTCAATAAGAATCACGCTACTATAATCAACGGAATAAAGAAGCATCACGCTTACACACGATTCAAAGACGAATTGTATTTACACAACGTAAAAGAATATCGTGAAATATTCTACGAACCAAAGAAAATTCACGTTGACTTGATAGAAAAAGACGAAAAGAAATACAACGGTACTCAGTTAATGACCGATATTTTAGAGTGTAGAAACACTACTGAACTACAGGATATAAAGCGCAAATTGTTAAACGAAGAATATTTATTTATTGAAGCAACTTTTTATAAGTAAATAACGTTATATTTGTACACGCACTCCTTCGACATTACCTAAAAAAGACGAAGAAAAATATTCTTCTAAAATTGAATCACCTATTTATAAACCAAGAGAACAAAAACCACATATTCTTGAGTTATATGATAAAATGAAAACGCAAAGAATGATTGTAGAAATAGATAAATCAAATGTATCAATAGAAGAAAAAATGTTTTTAATAGAAGCAGCAAGAAGACATACTGTTTTTAATTATGAAAAAATAGCTGACTATTATGCTAATGCAAGTAAAGAAATGCAAGAATTAATGGAAAGGTCAGCATTAATAATTATAGATTTTGAAAAAGCTATTGAATATGGATATGTTAAAATGTGTGAAGAAATAAGAAAACAATATCTTGAAGAATATGGAGAATAAAATGATTGTGTTTATTATTAGTCACGGAAGACCTGATAATATTAAAACATTAAAATTATTAAGAGCTAGAGGATATACAAGAAAAGTTTATTTTGTTCTTGACAATGAAGATAAGACTATTGAAAAATATATAAAAAACTTTGGTGCTAATAACGTATTAGTATTTAAGAAAAAAGAAATAGCCGATTTAACAGACGAAGGAAATAATTTTGATAATAGAAGAACAACAACACACGCAAGAAATGCTTGTTTTGATTTAGCAGAAAAATTAGGTTATGAATATTTTTTAGTGTTAGACGATGATTATTATTCTTTAGGTTATAGGTATGAAACTGGCGAAAAGAAAATAAACAATCTTGATAAGGCTTTAGATATAGTTTTAAAATTTTATGCAAATACAAATATTAAAAGTATTGCCTTTTCTCAAGGTGGAGACCACATTGGAGGTTTTCAAGGTATAAAGTTAAAAAGAAAATGTATGAATAGTTTTATATGTAGCACAAAAAGAAGATTTTGGTTTGTTGGACAATTAAATGAAGATGTAAATACTTATACATCACTTGGTGCAAAAGGAGATGTTTTTTTTACTTTTACAAATATAAACTTATCTCAAGGTGATACTCAAAGTGCAAGTGGAGGAATGTCTGACGCATATAATTTAAGTGGCACTTATGTTAAATCTTTTTATACCGTTATGTATCATCCAAGTGGATGTAAAATAAGTGTTATGAATACAAAACATACAAGAATACATCACTCAATATCCTGGAAAAATACAACTCCTATGATTATTAATCAAAAACATAAAAAATGAGTGGTTGGATTAAAATACATCGCAAGTTTTTAGACTGGGAGTGGTTTAATAAAAGCGAAGCAGTGCATTTATTTATTTATTTAGTAATGAAAGCAAATCACAAAGATGGTCAATGGCAAGGAATGGATATAAAAAAAGGGCAATTTGTTACATCTTTTGGTAAGATTTCAAGCGATACAGGTATAAGTTTACAGACGATAAGAACACTTTTAAAAAAGTTTGAAAAAACAAACGAAATTAACACGCAAACAACAAACAAATATACTATTATAACTATTTGTAAATATGAATGTTATCAACAAGAAAACGAGCAACCTAACACGCAACTAACAAACGAACAACAAACAACTAACAATCAACTAACAACAAACAAGAATGATAAGAAAGAAAAGAAGTTTATAATACCAACTTTTAATGATGTTTTAGAGTACTGTATGCAAAACGATTTAGAAGTAGACGGAATTAAATTTATTAACTTTTACGAATCAAAAGGTTGGATGATTGGTAAAAACAAAATGAAAGATTGGAAAGCTGCTGTAAGAACTTGGGCAAAGCCTAAACAACAAGTACAAATTTCACCTGAAGAAGAAAAAGCAATAAGACTCGGATTTTTAAAACCTAACAAATGATAACACAAGAAGGAGATTGCCTACAATATTTGATTGATTACAAAGACGGCAAAATAAAAGATGGATTAGCAATAGGATGCGACTTAGACGAGTACATTCGTTTTAAACCTAACCAACTAAACATTATTTTAGGACACGACAACGTGGGAAAAACATACTGGATAAATTGGTATTTCTTAACACTTGCACTAAAACACGGATTAAAGTTCTGCATTTGGAGCGGTGAAAACAAGAAAGCTACAATACTTCGTGATTTACTACAAATGTACTACGGAATAAAATTTAAAGATTTAACATACCAACAAATAACAACAGGTACTACAATACTTGAGCAGCAGTTTAAATTTGTAAGCAATAAGGAATTGTACAAACCAAACGATTTATTGAAGCTATTTAAAGAAAGCGAATGTAACGTAGCATTGATTGACCCATTTACGGGGTTAGATAGGCAAATGGACTTTCAAAGTAATTATAATTTCTTAAACACTTGTCGTGATTTCTGCAATAAATACGGAGTTACGATATACATAAACACGCATCCAAATAGCGAAAGCGGTAGAAGTGGAAACGTATACCAAGAAGGCGAATACAAAGGGCATTTAAAAGCACCTATGAAAGACCATATCGAAGGGGGTAAGGCTTTTAGCAACCGATGCGATGACTTGTTTGTAATTCACCGATTAGTAAAACACGAATTAATGAAATACGTCACTTGGGTAAACGTAGAAAAAGTTAAAGATATGGATACTGGAGGTAAGCATACTGCATTAAACGACCCTATTATGTTTGACTTTAATTCGGGATTAGGGTTTACAGTAAACGGGGTAGACCCTTTAAAATCAGTTAGACCTAAACCACCTACTCAAACACGAATAGAAACAAACGAAATATTAACCACTTCTGAAAAGTTACGTAGATTAGCAGAAGATACACCTTTTTAAACTATGGAAGATTTAATACTACTAAAAACAAGTGTTCAAATAGGCGCATTACACGCTAAGATAAGCCTATCATTAGACGAAATAAAACAAAACCACCCTAATAGAACTGACTTAATAGATTCTATGTCACAAAGTTTAAAAGACGTTAAAGAGATACATCGTGTTTTTATAGACTTAGAAAACGAATACCGAATAGCTAACAAAAGTTTATTTAGGTTAGAACTTATAAACCTTGATTTAAAAAGTCAGGTTATAGACTTAAAAAAGCAAATTAATTTTAAAGATATAGACTTATAAAATGCGCTGCCGTAACTGCAAAGAGAAATTTGAACCTATGCGTTTTAATCAAAAGCACTGTTTAAAAGACGAGTGTATTCGTGTTTTCGTAGAAGAAGCTAAAGCAAAAGCGTGGAAAAAGACGAAGGCTAAAATGAAAACCGATTTAATGACACTACAAGACTATCTTAAATTAGCACAAATAACCTTCAACAAATACATAAGACTAAGGGACAAGGGTAACGTCTGTATAAGCTGCCAAAAACCACCTAAAAAAGAAAACGCGGGACACTTCTTCAACGCTAACAATCACTACAACGTAAGGTTTGACGAAAGGAATGTACACTTACAATGCGAACACTGTAACACGTTCCTTTCGGGAAATTTAATTAATTATCGTGAAAACCTATTAAAAAAGATAGGAGCAGAACAATTTAATGTATTAGAAGGTAAATCTAAAGTAACACGAAAGTTCACAAAAGAAGAACTAAAAGAAATAATAGAAACCTACAAAAAAAAGATAAAAGAATATGAAGCACAATAGCGACTTTAAATACGATTTAGAAATAGGATTATCCTACGAAACTGCATTATATGAATTACTCGGTAAAAAGATTGAAGTAAAACGCGACTTCAAGTGTTTAAAAAGTGGTAACATATTCGTAGAATACGAAAGCCGAAATAAGCCTTCAGGAATAGCTACAAGCGAAGCAGACTACTATTGCTATTGGTTAAGTGAAAAGCACTTTGTAATGGTAGAAAAAGACGAATTAAGAAGGCTTTGCCGTAAATATCTTAAATCTACTCGTGATGTATATGGCGGTGACGCAAACACAAGTAAAGGAATTTTATTTCCATTGAATGATTTTTTCTAAAAATAGATTGCGATATAAAAATAATACTTATATTTGCTTATAATTTTAATTTAACACCTATGAAAAATTTATTTAAATCGTTGGCTTTGTTCCAACAAGAAGTGCCTGTAATTCACAAGGCGACACAAGGCTACGGCTATTCTTACGCTGACTTGCCTAAAATCTTTGAAGTGATTAATCCATTACTACAAAAACACGGATTAGGATTCACACAAACCTTAAACACTAAAGAAGGTACTACTTACCTATGCACAACAGTATTCCACGCAGAAAGCGGTGAATGTATTGATTCAATGGTAGAAATACCACAAGTAGCGTTAAAAGGAATGAATGACTATCAGTCTTTTGGTAGTGGTGTAACGTACTATCGTAGATATGCTTTGTCTTCAGCTTTAGGATTAGTTACCGACAAAGACACTGACGCAAGTGGTGAACAAGTAAAAGACGAACAACCTAAACAAAAGAAATCAAAGATTGACTCAACTCGTTTCAATAAAGCTATCGAAGCAATTAAGAACGGAGAATATCAAATAGAGCAGTTGATAGAGAAGTTTGATTTAGATGCGTCACAACTTAAACAAATCACTGAGTTATGAAAATACGTTGTTCACAAATAGGTAAGTTAATGGCTACTCCCCGAACCAAAGGGGAGAGCCTATCGCAAACAGCTAAGACTTATATTCAAGAATTAGTATTAGAACACAAATACGGAATTAAAAAAGAGTTTTGGTCACGTTATACCGATAAGGGCAACCAAGTAGAAGACGAATCAATTAGTTTTGTCAACGATGTTTTAAACTTAGGTTTTATTTACAAGAATGAAGAACGCTTCGAGAATGACTTTATAAGCGGTGTACCTGACGTAAACACGAATGAAATACTTTTAGATGTAAAATCTTCTTGGGATGCTACAACGTTCCCATTCTTCGAAACTGAAATACCTAACAAAGACTACTATTATCAATTACAAGGTTATATGTGGTTAACGGGAAAGACTGAATCGTTATTATGTTATTGCTTAATGAATACACCTTTCGACATAGTAGAAGACGAAGTAAGACGTGAACACTGGAAACAACACAAGATAGACGAAGACTTAGACATCCGTGATTTCGTACAAAAGAAGCATAACTTTGATAACATTCCTAACGAAAGACGAATCAAAGTATTTAAAGTAGAGCGTGACGAAACAGTAATATGGCAAATCCAAGAAAAGATAGAGTTAGCACGAGAATACTATAATCACTTATTTGAAACGATATGAAAGACGAAATAGTAGAAAAAGTAATAAACGAATTTAGAGCGCGTTCAGAGCGCGGAATAGAGAAATACGGAACTACGCTACAAGAAAACGAATTAAGTCCTTTAGAATGGCTAAAACACCTACAAGAAGAACTTATGGATGCAGTTCTATATTTAGAAAAAGTAAAACAAATAAATAAATAAAAAATGGAAACAAAAGTAAACGGAGGAGCAATCTTCAAAAATGAGAAAAAAGCGGACACGCACCCTGACTACAAAGGTACTATTAACGTAGATGGTCAAGACAAAGAAATAGCGTTATGGGTTAAGCAAAGCGCAAAAGGAACTACTTACTTTTCGGTAAAGATTTCAGAGCCTTACAAAAAGACGGAAGAACAACCGCAAGGTAAATGGATTAAACCCGAACAAGTAACACCTAAGAATGATTTGCCCTTTTAGTTATGTACATTGATGACTACACTCTACGGAGATTACTTCAGGAGTTACTGCGTAGAAAAACACGAAACCAAATAGTACAAGAAATAAAGTTAAAAGGTGAAAAGTTCCATCAGTACAACTTAGACAAATTCTTAGAAGGAAAAGACGTCAGCTTATCCACCTTACAAAAGATAGACAAGTATGTATGTCGGCAATATTACCAAGAAGGACGAAGCCCACTTTTATAGTGGGTTTTTTTTGTATTTAAAAAATATGATTATATTTACGTCGTGGAATTGATTAGTTTATTAGCATTAAGTTGGTGGTTTACGGCATTTGAGCCTATTCAAGTTCTTATTGACAAGTCTTTTGAGCGTTTACCCATTACACCTTTAACGATGTATTTGCATAGTGCATTTGGATGTTGGAAATGTGTATCGTTTTGGACTACGCTAATAGCTACACAAAATCTATTCTACGCTTGTATCGTATCATTAACAGCTTATATCATATCGGAATGTTTACAAACGCTGACACGGCATTAATAAACGAGATTCACGCACTCGATGAGTCAAAAAGATACGCAAAGACGAATCTTATTAAACTACGTAACCTTAAAGAAAGAATAACCGGAATAAAAGACAAGGAGTGTTTTTGTCAATCGGTAAGACGTAGAGTATGGTATACCGATTTCAGAACTTGGTATGAAAGCCGTTCTTGACAAGTATATACAAAGTAATTACGACGAGGTAAGAAGGTACACAAACTATTTCCTTGTAAGAATGAATAGTCGAATAGACGCAGATACTGTTATAAACAATTCTTATTTACACGTTATAAGCATAAACGACGATACAACTTGTGAGGAAAAGGTTAAATCATATCTTCTAAATACTATTAAATGTCAGGTTTTATGGTCTACAAGTCAAAGTAATAACGACGATAGGGTAACGGCAATCGAAGAAGGTAAACAACAAGACTGCGAAAACACGGATTTAGAATGGAAAATTCAATTAGAAGAGCAGTATATCCGTAAAAAGTCTATCATAGAAATGTATAGGAACGGAATTAACGATAGAATTAAACAAATTATCTTCGAAGCATATTACGACAAAGGCTTAACTACTCAGAAGGAACTAAGTCAATACTTCAATATATCAATGACCGCAGCGCATTTTTTAATCAAAGATATAAAACAAGGCATAAAACAAATTCAATATAGTTATGACACACGCTAATTTACTTGCAACACTTTCTTTTTTTACTGCTGTATTTGGAGGATTTGCTTTAATGCTTAATTATTTGGAGTTATTCCGTGTTTTTGGAGGATTATTTATAGTGTTGTGGTGTTTGTTTAAATTAGCATTAGAATTAGAGAAATATGAAGAGGATTAAATTAGAGTACATCGACAAAACTATCGTACAAAAAGACGGAATCTTAGGAAACCGCAAAATAATAGTAGCTACTATTGACCCTAAGAAATATTCTTATTACGCTTCTATTGGACTTGGTTATCTTTTCGAAGATGCTACGATAAAATATGTTGGCATAGAACAAGAGGTTATAGAAGAACCAGCAGAAGAAGTTAAACCTATAAAAAGACGAAAAAGAAATGCCAAGACCCAAAAGTGACGAATCACGTAAAGAGTTTATGGAAAGATGTATGGCTGACCCTGAATCGGTAAATGTCTTTCCGGATGCAAGTCAACGATACGCCGTATGTAATTCCGTTTGGACTACCGATAGAATGACATCAATGAGTAAGTTCTTAGATGCTAAAAAAGAAGACAATGAAAAAGCAGACTAACGTAACGGCACACCTTAGGAAAACACGAAAGAAAAGACCTAAGCAACACTCTAAAAGTTCAAAGTTAAAAACAAGCAAAAGATACATAAAACTAAATAGAGGTCAAGGATGAGAAACGAAGATTTAAGGTTCTTTATTATAGACACCGGAGTAGACGTTCAGAACTATTGTCAATATGTATGCGACAAGCTACAAAAAGACGGACACCACTACCTATTATATCTAAGTGACCAACCTAACCTCTTCTGCATAGAAGAAATAAACGAAGACGAATTCTTTAAACACGTAAAAAATGGCTAAAGTAGGAAAACCCAGAAACATAAATAGTCCCGAAGAACTATATAACCTATTTGAAGAGTATTCTAAAGACTGCAAAAGTAGAATAAGACGAATACCAAAAGCAACAGTAAAAGGAGTAGTATACGAAGACCACATACCACCCCTTACAATAGACGGCTTTAAAACCTACTGCAATAAAAACAAACAAGATATAAACCGATATTGGTATAATTTAGAGAATGCGTTTTCTGAGTATGTAACCATCGTTACGCGCATTAAGGAGGAAATACGAAACGACCAAATCGAAGGAGCGATAGTAGGGCAGTATAACAATAACATAGTCGCACGATTAAACGGACTAAAAGAAAATTCAGACGTAACGACAAACGGCAAAGACATAAGCGAGATTAAGATAAACATAATCACAAATGACAATAAAGGAAGTTGACCAAATGTGTCAAGTAGTAGAAGCGTTCATTCTAAAGAAGAAAGGTGAGCGCGTCACTATAAACCGAACACGCGTAATTATGGACGTAAGACAATTACAAATGCTTATACACGCTTTTAACGTAGCAAATGGAAATTAATAGTACAATCATATTTAAAAAGAACTGGAGCGCACTACAAGAAAAAGGGGTGCGCTTCGTTATTAATGAAGGTGGTTCGCGTTCAAGTAAAACGTATTCACTTTGTCAAATGGTTATCGTCTACTGCTTACAAAATCCTAACAAGGTAGTAAGTATCATTCGTAAGACGTTCCCGGCATTACGTGCAACTGTTATGCGTGACTTCTTAGAAATCCTAAAAGACTTAGACATCTACGAAAAGACGAATCATAATATGTCTGAAAACATCTATAGGTTTCCTAACGGAAGTATTGTAGAGTTCTTCTCCGTAGACGACGAACAAAAGATTAGAGGACGTAAAAGAGATATAGCGTGGTGTAACGAAGCTAACGAACTATTCTACGACGACTTCACTCAGTTAAATATGAGAACCGAGACTAAGCTAATCTTCGACTATAACCCTTCGGATAGTTCGAGCTGGTTATATGAGTTACCAAAAGACGAATCAATCCTAATCAAATCTACTTACAAGGATAACCCTTTTTTACCTGAAACTATCAAACGTCAAATAGAAGACTTAAAACGTACTGACGAAGCGTTATATCAAATTTACGCTTTAGGAGAAAAAGCCATCTCTAAATCTAACATCTATTCTAATTGGACTTTCATTAAACATAGACCCGCGAAATTTACTTCTTATGTCTATGGCTTAGACTTTGGATATAATCACCCTACCGCGTTAATGCGTGTCTATTGGAGAGATAACGACATCTTTATTGAACCGGTTATTTACGAGTCTTATCTAACAACTTCGAACCTAATCGAGAAAATGAAGATTCTAAACGTAGAAGAAAACGTTGAGATATTAGCCGACTACTCAAGACCCGAAATAATACAAGAAATGAACAACTCAGGATTCAACGTATTAAACGCTAACAAAGTCGTAAAGAAAGGTATTGATAACGTCAAGTCTTTCGGTGTATTTTGTGAAGAAGACCAACGCATAAAAAAAGAGTACGAGAATTACAAGTGGAAAAAGATAGGCGATAACATAACCGACGAACCAATCAAGTTATACGACGATGCTATGGACGCGGTACGTTATGCGACTACGTACATAAAAGAAAACTACTACACGGACGATAGCTACATAGCCTTCTAAAAACACGAATAAAAACGCTTTTAATATAGTTATGGCAATAACAATAATAGCAGAACCTCAAGACTTCACTCCAGCTTATAACGAGTGTAAATTCATAATAGATAGTACTAACGTAAACAATCAAGGATTCAGGTATATCTTCGACATATACGAAAGCGGAACGGCTAACAAAATAGCTGAGTATAGAATCCTTCCCGACACGAGCGGATACGGAGAACAAGACCTATCGAAACTTTTAAGCAGTCAAGTTACCTATAACTTTAATCCGTCTATTACTACGTTCTACGACGCGGATAACTGCTACTACAAATACGACGTTAAGTTTGGTGAAGAGTATTTAACAAAAACTTCTTACACGTCTTCTTTAACGAATAGTTCAGGAAACGTAAGAATAAACGTATCGAACACTTTTGTAGTAGGTGACCAAGTTGTTATCTATCAAACTGACGGAGGAGTAGCTAATCCAACCTTAGAAGGTTTGCATACTGTTATCGGTCAAGGTGTAGGATATTTAGTAGTTGACGCGCTTTGGTCAGATGTAACTGACGCAACTATAAACGGAGACGTTTTGTATGCGGATAATCGAAAGACTATTACAAGGGACATAACTACGACTATAGATAAATATGTTTTCAATGGGGCGGTTAAATGGGTAGACTTTCCTTTTTACGATAACACGGATTATATTCTCGATAACGTAAACTCTTTATTCCTGACAAACCAACCTTTAAGTTTTCATTGTACATTAGGTCAAGACCTTTGGTTAAACCTAAGAGATAATGGAGTAAAAGTAAACGAAAGGGTATATTTCGAGAATAGCAACGGAGATGTTTTCTACAAGTCTATAAGCGGAAGCGAATACATCAAAGGAGTAGCAGTAGGTTGTAACAACTTCGGAACGTTGACTTTGGTTTCAGGAACTGCGGGACTAATAAAAGGTGATACTGAATATTACGACGTTTACTACGCGGATTCATTAGTTATAACGCAACGTAGCGCGAAGTATAGAATTTATATCGATAGACGAATCTTAATATCTGAAACGCATATTTTATTTTTGGATAGAATGGGTAGCCTTAGTAGCTTTGCCTTTCAACTTAAAAACTATGAACGCGGAAACATCACACGCGAAACTTATAACAAGGATGTAACAGGATTTGTAAGCGGTGGTGAATGGTCTTATAAAACTTATGAACAAGGCTTTGTTAACTACAACACGCAAGTCACTAAGGACTACGACTTGAATACAAATTGGATGACCGAGAACGAAGGTATTTACTTTCAAGAGTTACTAACATCACCTCAAACGTGGGTTAAGAACGTAACTTACCGAATCACGGAAGACTTACTAAATAGATACGACGAAACTTTAAGCAACGAAATAAGAACTTAATTAAACAAAGCATTTCAGTAAGGTTATCAAATAACGACATAATCAATGGTTAAAATCGTATTAGAAAACGGAACGCTTGACATTAGAGAAGATGTTAAGTTCCCTTTGAATTTTAGCATAGGAGATATTCGCGACATATCCAAAAGAACGGGAACATTCTCAAAGACTATTATTGCTCCCGGTACTAAGAACAATCACGAGTTATTAGGACATTACTACGACGTAAATATTCAGTCGGGGACATTTAACATAAACACTATTACTAAGTGTCAAGTTATTCAGAATGGAGTTCCTGTATTAGAAGATGCGTTGATACAATTAACGGGTGTACTAAAGAAGCAAAACACGAATGCTTATGAAGACGAAGTTAACTACGAATTGTTAATAAAAGATTCTAAGGTAGAGTTCTTCACTCAGATAGCTAACAATGAATTAACCGACTTAGACTTCTCAGATTTAAACCATACGTTAGATAGTTCGTTTGTAGTTAGTTCTTTTAGTAATTCGGTAGCTGACGGCTATAAATACATCTTACCTTATTCAGATGACAGCACATATAGGCTAAACGAATTTAAACCGGCTATTTACGCTAAGACATATTTCGATAGGATATTCTCAAATGCTGGTTTCTCTTATACTTGGAGTGGACTACAAGACGCTAAGTTTGACAAGCTATTAATTCCTTATAATGGGGACGTAGAAAACACGAATGTAGACCCTTACAAAGTACAAGCTAATAACACGTGGACTACTTCGTATGTTCAACCTATTGGCGAGAATGAAACATTTTACGAAATAGTAGATTCTTGGACGGAAACCTTAGACGGGCAAAATTTATTTGACCCTATTACGGGCGAATATTCCGCTCCATTTTATACCGACACTACACAAAACACTTACTATAATTTCAAAATAGAATATACTGCTGACATCAACTTAGATAACACAAGCGGTGCAACTGCATATTATTTGAACTTAGAGCCGAATCAAACGTGGAGTTTAGCGGAACAAAATTACAAGTTAGTATTTAGGCTAATAAAAAACGGAACTACACAAATAGGACAATACGTATATATTCAAGGAGTAGATTATACAGCAGCGTCTTTAGCGAATGGAGTCACTACGTTAGGTACTGTTTCGCAAGTGGTGAATATTCCTACTACTCAAAACTTATCACCTACTGACACAATAGAAATTGAAGTAGGTCTTTTTATATTTAATCCTGGTGTTAAAAGGTGGCAAAGTGGAGGCGCACCGGGTGGAGGTACAAACGTTCAAGTAAATCCACAAGTTGACCTTACGACTTTAAAACTTGAGATTCTACCGAGTGCAAATGTAGTGTCTTATAATGCGGTTGTAGCTGTTAACTCATTCGTCCCATCAAAGATTAAACAAAGCGATTTCGTTAAGTCTATCTTTCAGATGTACAACTTATACGTAGAAATAGACGAAGACCAACCTAATAATCTAATCTTAGAACATAGAGATAATTACTATGATAATGGAGCTAACAAAGATTGGACTAATAAGTTAGCAAAAGACCGAGAACAAAACCTACAATTTTTACCTGAAGTTACTTCTAAGAAATTACGACTTACTTACAAAGCTGATAAGGATAGTCCTAACACGATATTTACGGATATTACAAACGAGATATACGGACAAATAGAATACACCTTCGATAATGAGTATGTAAGAGATGCCGACGTTAAAGAGTTGGTATTTAGTCCTACACCCATAGTAAGAACTATTTTCGATGCGTATGTTCCGAATATTGCGGGAGCAGCACCGAAGATTAACATTCGTGTTTTATTAGATGGAGGGGTGTTTAATTGTTTACCTTACGATATATTTGATATCGAGTTTCCGAACACGCCTTCTTTAAATATAGGCACTACGATTTGAATGAGTTGGATATTCAATCATTAAGGCTAAACGACAAAATAAGAATAGATAATTCTTGGTGGAATATTAACAAGGTTATTGACTACGACGCAAATAGTACATCGTTAACAAAAGTCGAATTAATAAGCGTTGATAGTGAAATAGAGTTAGTGCCATTTCAGACCGGTAACGGAACGCCATTTCAAGACACGATAGTTGCGGTAAGTAGTGAAAGCGTTGTAAGAACACGAACACAACAAAGTAACGTAATCTTAGGAAACGCAGATGTAAAAGGAAGAGGTAACGTAATAAACCAAAACGTAAAAGCCGTAATAGAGGGTAACGGACAAGCCTTATCGGAAGACGGAATAATAACAAAAAACCTACAAATAGAAACTATCAACGGGCAAAGCGTAACAACAGCTTTACCTATCTATTCAAAGTACATAGCTTTAATTAGTCAAACAGGAACTAACGACCCTACGTTAAACATACTTGAAAATGATTTAGGCGATTTAGTTTTCACTCGTGCTGCCATAGGTAGATATGAAGCTACGTTAACGGGTGCTTTTCCTACTCAGGGAAAAGTTTACTTAATGGTTTCAAATAGTCAAGTAGACACTTATTTAAGAATCTTTTGGACTTCTGCAAACACTATCGAAATACGGACACTTGATTTCACGAATACGTTAACCGATGGTTTATTAGATTACAATACTTTAGAAATACGTGTCTACCCTTAATTTAATATAGTTTATGAATCAAGTAGAAATTCCTTTAAAAATAACGGGTATAGGCGCAATCAAAAAAGAATTGCGTGATTTAAAAGGTCAGATAGCAAACGCTACCGACCCTGAACAAATGACCAAACTCGCACAAAGAGCGGGTGAATTAGCAGACCAATTAAAAGACGCAAACGAACAAGTAGCAATCTTTAACAGTGGTTCAAGATTTGAAGCTGCGTCAAATGCTTTCGGAATGATTAAACAAGACTTAATGTCTTTAGATTTCGAAGGTGCTGCTCAAAAGGCTAAGGTATTTCAAACTGCTATGGCGGGAATTAGTGGTAAGGATATTTCAGGTGCATTTAAAGGATTGATAAGTACTGTTACAACGTTAGGACAAACGTTTGTAAGGTTTGGAGTTATGTTATTAACTAACCCTATCTTTTTACTTGTTACTGTTATTACGGCTATCGTTGCGGGTATAGTTTTATTTTTAAATAAAATAGGCATTTTAAAGAAAGCGTTTGAAATATTAATGATTCCTGTAAATGCAGCTATTCAAGCCTTTAAAGATATGACCGATTGGTTAGGATTAACTGACCACGCTGGTGAAGAAGCTGCTAAAAATGAAGAGGCACGTCAAGAAAAACTTGCTAAATTAAGGCAAGAAAAAATGGACGATATGATGTTAGAGTTTGAACGTCAAAAACAATTAGAAGTAGCTATTGAAAATAGGCAAAAAGCAGAGATTGCATTATTAGAATCACAAGGTAATTCAGCTCAAGAGTTAAAACGTATAATGGCACAACAGCAATTAGACGAAGCTAAAATGAGTAAGGAAAGATTAGATAATATAACTAAAGGAGCTAAAACGTGGTTTAAATCCTCTGAATCTGCAATAGTAGAATATGACACTAAAATAATTGAAGCTCAAACTAATTTAAATAACATAATAAAAGAAGGAGCAGAAAAGTATAAAGAATATCAAAGAGCGCGTATAGATGCAGCACGTTTAATTAGAGACTTAGAATTAAGCCTTATAAAAGACGCTACCGAAAGAGAACTACAAGAAAATCAAGTTAAGTATCAACGTTTAATAAACGACACAAAGACAAACGAGAAATTAAAAGCTGAAGAAAGAAAAAAAATAATTAAATTATACGAGGATATTCAAGCCGAAGAAGACGCTAAAATTCAAAAGAAAGCAAAAGACGAACAATTAAAACAAGCTACTGAATTAGCAGATGCGTTAAATGTAATCACGGAAGACAGAAGAAAAAGAGAAAAAGCCGGGTTTTTATCAGAGATACAATCTCAAAAAGAAAAAACTGAAAAGCTAAAAGAATATAACGACGCGTTAATAGAATCTGAAAAAGGTTTATTCGATGCGAGGTTAGGATTTGCGAGAGGTTTGATTTCAGGATTAACGGAATTAGCTGGAGAAAATAAGAAAATAGCAAACGCATTGTTTTTAGTTGATAAAGCCTTAGCTATTGGTGAGATAATAGTAAACACACAACGAGAAATATCCGGGTATTGGTCTAATCCTACTTGGAAACTTCTTCCTGATGGTGGTGCTGCATTAGCCTCAAGTGCTTCAGCTGCTGCTAAAATACGCGCAGCTACTTCTATAGCTTCTATCGCTGCGTCAACTATTTCTAAGTTTATAGGTGGTGGAGGTGGTTCTATCCCTTCGGGTGGTGGTGGTTCTGTTCCAACGGCAACAGCTACGGCACAAGCTACACCGGCTGTAAATCTATTCGGTCAAGGTAATCAACTTAATCAAGTAGGCGCACCGACAAGCATAGAATCTAATCAAAATATAACAGTACAAGCTGTAGTAAGTGAAACCGATGTTACTACGACACAAACGAAAATCGATAAAATAAAAAAGAACGCTGAGTTATGACAAGTTATCAAGCCTTAATAAATAAGATAGAAGCATTTTACAATACACACCTACAAGTTAAAAAAGTAGGTAGTGACTTCAAGGAGCAGTTGTTTAATTTTGCAACGAAAGACGAAAAATATCCGATTATCTATGTTGTTCCTGTCGGTAGTACACCAACCGAAAACACGAATATCTTTAGTTTAGAAATTTATTGCTTTGATATTATACAAAAAGACCGAGCAAATATTAACGTAATACTTTCGGATTGCAATCAAATCTTAGTAGACTTAGTGAATTATTTTAGGTTTTCGAATGACTATGATTTCGATATCGTTGCAGACCCTATATTCACTCCTTTAAACAACGACTTGTTAGATTATGCTGCGGGATGGTTAATGACTTTAGACGTAGACGTTTCAAATTGGACTGATTGTCAAGTTCCGTTAGAAGGTGAGTAACAAAACACGAATTTAAAATAATATAGTTAATGGCAAGAGCAAAGATTTCACAACTTGACCCTAAAGGTGCTGACTTATCTTCTACTGATTTATTCGAAGTTAGTGTAAATACGGGTAGTGGATACGACACTTATTCTATTACGGGACAAGAAATTATAAACGGAGGTAGTGGTATTTATGTTCCTTACACGGGTGCAACTCAAGACGTAGACTTAGACGCTAACAAACTTAGTGCTGAATCTATTTACATTGAAGGAACTAACGGAGCGGGACACTTGCACCTTAAACACCAAAACGCTGACGCTACTGCTACGGGGCAATCTACGGCTTTATTTGCTGACGTTAACGGAGATATCAAATACAAGAACGATAATGATTATTACACTACGCTAAAAACGTCTTTAAACACAGCGGATAGAGTTTATGCGTTTCCTGACATTTCAGGGGTTGTAGCTTTACAAGAAATTGTTTTCGATAAAAAAGCGACATCTTACACGTTGGTTTTAGGCGATGCCTACGAATTAATAGAAATGGAGGTTTCAAGTGCTAACACGTTGACTATACCTACAAACGCGAGTGTACCTTTTCCTTTAGGAACTCAAATTTTAGTAAGTCAATTAGGTACGGGACAAACAACAATAACACCAGCTGTAGGCGTAACGATACGTTCAAGCGGTGGTAAAACTAAAACGGCTGCTCAGTATTCAATGTGTATATTGATAAAGAGAGGGACGAACGAGTGGTATTTAAGCGGAGATATAACAACTTAATAAAAGACGAATGGCAACAAATTTAATGGGCGAATTAGTAGCGAATAACGGAACATTCATACTAAACAACACAACTGAGTACACGGGTAGTATAGACGCTATCGTAGTACTTGAGGATACTGTTTTCAATGCGGTTAAAATCGCGGGTGTAGACGTTAAAACAAGCTACATAGGAACACCGGCTACAGCGGTAAAAGCGGGTGCTATCTTAACACCTACAGCAGACCAAAAGTTTAGCGGTGTAGATTTAACTTCAGGTAGTGTAGCACTTGTTTTAGGTTAATTATGTATGGATACGGAAATAGTATGTTCTTAGCAACACACGGAATATTAGCGAGGACTGCATCAGGAGGAGGAGTTGACCCCGATGCACAAGCATTCATAACAGCGGCTGCAATTACAGACCCTACTCAACAAGCGGCTATTAATCAATTAGTAGTTGACTTAAAAGGGTATAGCATTTGGAGTAAAATGAAGGCTTTGTATCCTTTTGTAGGTGGAAGCAGTACAAGTAATTCTTACAACCTACGCAATACAGCACAATATCAATTATCATTTAGTGGTGGTGCAACACATAATTCTAATGGTTATACGTCTGGTGTTAATGGATATGCAAATACGGGATTAAATCCAAATACAGCATTTAGCACAAATGATTCAATGCATTTATCATTGTATTCAAGAACAAATAATGATTTAGGAGGTTTGGATTTTGGAGGTTTAAATGCGTCAGCTGTAACTGGTTTATATGCGAGATTTTCAAATAATGCTTATGCTTATATTAATGGAGGCTCAGGAGTATTAACTGGAAACACAAATTCAACAGGTTTTTATGTTGGAACAAGGACGGCTTCAAATGTTTTAAAATTATTTAAAAGTGGAACACAATTAGGAAGCACATATAAAGGAGCAAATGGAGCAAGACTTGATTTAAATGCTTTTTTAGGCGCTCTAAATGTTAGTGGAACAGCTCAATACTACACACAAAGAAATTACGCTTTTGCCTCAATAGGTGATGGTTTAACAGACGCCGAAGCACTTAACTTTTACACAGCGGTACAAGCATTTCAAACAACACTCGGACGTAGTATAGGCACACAAACAGTAAGTGATGCTGATGCACAAGCATTTGTAACTAACGCTGGTATAGTTGACCAAGTAGAAGCTAACGCAATAAACAACTTAGTAATAGGCTTAAAAGCTGATAGTTTGTGGACTAAAATGAAAGCGGTATATCCTTTTGTTGGGGGAACGAGTACAACGCATAAATATAATCTTGTTAATCCTTTAGATACTGATGCTGCGTTTAGATTAGTGTTTAGCGGTGGTTGGACACATAGTTCAACAGGTGCTACTCCAAATGGTACTAATGGTTATGCAGATACTAAATTAATTGCACAAAATGTTTTAGGTTTAAACTCGACAAGTTATGGAGTTTATTCAAGGACAAATGTAGATAGAAATGCGCCTTCTATTGGCAATGTAACAGGTGGTGCAAGTGCTGAATGTTCTTTATGGTTAAGGTCTGGAAATCTTACATATTTAAGAGTAAATAATCCAAGTGCTTCAAGTCAAGCAAATTCAGATTCAAGAGGTTTATTTATAGCAAATAGAGCAAATTCAACACAAATAAATTTACAAATAAGAGGAACGCAATATACTTATAGCAATAATAGTAATTCACTTTATGTAAATGCTTTTCATTTAGGCGGTGTCAACCCTAACTTTTTTGATAATAAAGAAATTGCATTCTCATTTATAGGAGATGGTTTAACAAGTCAAAATATGACTGACTTAGATACTCGTGTAACTACATTTCAAACAGCATTAAATAGAAACGTATGAAACTAACAGATTTAACAACAGAACAAAAAGCTACCTATGTCGGACTATTGACAGAGGTACAAAAAAACGAATTAGTAGGTCAATGGTATGCACCAGACTCTTATTTCAATCCTATTCAAGATGCCAATGATAATTGGGTTATTTCAGTAGAAGAAATGGAGCAATGCGTAAACCCTGATTATCTTTGGGTTAAAGACCTTGACTTGATTCCTTACGAACCGAAACCAACACCCCCTCCATTTGAATAAATATGGCAAGATACGCAAATAACGGAATATTCTACGTCAAGTATAAGACGCGTTTAAAGATTCAAAAATTACTACAATCTTTGATACGTGAATACGATGCTATTGACACGGGGGCTTTGTACGAGTCAGTTCGTATAAACGCAGAAATACCCGCTTTAGGTGAGTTGAATATTCAGATTAACGCGATGTATTACTTTGGATTCTTAAACAACGGAGCAAACTTGTGGAATGGAGGAGTAATAGCGTCTTATGATTTCTGCGCTAAGCTATCCGACTTAATGAATAGTAGCGGTGTAAGTGCTGAAATATTCGAGCAATATACCGAATGGATGACTCAACGTTATCCTTTACTTCAAGTAGCTACTATCTTAGGTGAAAAGAAAAGTATTATCTATTCGTTTAATCCTATCGGTGGAGAGTTCTTAGGTGCGCTATCGTTTAAAGGTTAAGTTCCTTTTTCATAGATAGCATATTAAATACAAATATTAACGACAAATCGGAGGCTTGACTTATCTTAGTCAGGTCTTCGTTGCATATAGAATAAAGTAATCTTTCCCACGACCACTTCTTAATCTTTTGTTCTTCTTGTATTTCTTTCTTTTCTTCGGGTGTAAGGTCTTTTATATCTTCTTCGGTTTCTTCTCCTTCGAAGTCCGGTTCGAATAGGTTAGCGTATGTCTTCATAAAGTTATCTCTAAAAGACAAGTATTCAGGAATGATTCCGTAAATATGTGGTATTGGTATTTCGTCGAATAGATACGCCCTATCAAAAGGCGAATAAGTATAAGGCTCGTAAATGGTTTCTTTCCATTCGTTCTTCTTCGTCTTTTTGTAACATATAGATGCTATCTCTGAAATGTTAGCAATATAATCTTGACTAAAGAAATACTCTATGTCTATAAACTCCCCTAAAGTTAGCTTGTTAAAGTCCTTAAAATGCATCTTAGCAACTTCCGATTTATACTTCTTCGGTGGTTCTGAGTTTATCCACTTGACTTGGTTCATAAATTCTTGAATTTCGTCAACGTCGTAGTCTTCTAAGTCTTCAGATGCTAAGTCAGTAAGCGTAGCTAAGGCTTCTATTTCTCGTGAAAATAGTTCGGGTATGTCTTTTAGTGTACGAAGTTCTTTAAACTGGAGAACGTCTATATCATTCCACGACTTCGGCAGTAGCATTTTCTATTTGTTTAGAGAATTTTTGTCCTATATGCACTAAATAAGGAACTGCTAACTCAGCTTTTTGTTCTCTAAATAACTTTGCTTTGTGTTTGATATGTGCTTTGTCGTAGTGTTCGACTTTCGATAAGTCAGTTCTTTTAAATAACACGGCTACGAGTTCACTTAAATAACCTTTGTGTTTAGAGTTAATTATTTTCTCGATTACTTTCATATCTTTTACCGATAGCTTAAACTCTTCGTCGTAGGCTTTGTAGTTATATCCGTCTATTTCTACTTCTTTTACTATACTTGCGTCCGTCTTTTGGTTAAAATCCTGTACAAACTTTTTGAATGTTTCAAAGTCGATGTCGGCTTCCACCATTTCGTCTTCACTTACTCCTAAAAGTTCAAATACTTTGATATGCTTTTCAATTATATCTAAAGACGAATCATTATGTATCTCCGTAATGTCTTCAAATTGTTGAATAGTTAACTCATTTAACTGATTCGGAATCTGCTTTCCTAAAATTTCTATCATAATTTTTTTAACAAATATAATACTCTTTTTAATATAGTACAAAATGAGTAAAGATTTACCTATCTATAAAATCACAATCGACCCTGAATATTCCGATGGAGAAGATTTAGGAATCGAGCAAATCGCATTCACTTCAACACCCGCTATAAAAGTTAAAGGAATGGCTTTTAATCAAGCACAATCTTTCTTTTTTGCTGACGCTACTAAATACCGAATCGTTGCACCCGCTATGATTCCTATGGAGATTTATAGACGCGACGACGAAAGCGGTGAGTATTATGTTCAATTTACCGAAGAGGTAATAGAGCAAATATACACGAAGTTTATGCGTGACTTAAACAATAGAAACTTATTTAACTTAGAACACGAAACTGAAAGAACTGTTCCCGCTTACATTCTTGAATCTTGGATAGTTGAAAAACCGAAAGAAGATAAGGCTTATACAAGCTACGGAATAGAAGTACCAAAAGGTACTTTGATGTTGACCGCTCAAGTTACTGACGTTGATTACTACGAGAAATTAGTAAAAGACGAACAAATAGGTTTTTCTATCGAGGGGTTTTTAGGTCTGAAACTAAGTAATCAAATTAAATTAAATACAATGAAGTTACCAGACGGAGAACATTTAATCGAAGGTAAATTCTACACTATAGAAGGTGGAGAAGTTATCGAGGTTAAAGAACAAGAAATGGCTGAAACTCAAGTTGAGGAAGAAGTCAAAGAAGAGGTTGCTATGGCTGAAGACGTAGTAGAAGAAGAAGTAAAAGAAGAAACAACCGAAGAGCCTACTGAAGAAGTAGTAGAAGAGGCTATGGCTGTTGACCCTGCAACTGACGCTGAAGCTATCTTAGCTGTCGTTAAACCATTAATTGCAGAACAAGTTGATTCTTTACTTGCTATTATCGCTGACTTGAAAAATCAAGTTGAAGAGCGCATAATGGAAAAAGAAGAAGAAGAAGAAGTTATCGAAGAAGTTAAAATGTCTGCATTCGATAAATTCAAAGCATTTCGTAATACCTTTAAAAACCAATAAAAATGAATCGTAAATTAAAATTCGACTTAGACGTTGAAACAAACGCACTTTTGTGTGCTAACCCTGAAGAGTTTTACTCTCGCGCTTATTTAACTGATACTACTGCGGACAACTTCCGTACACTTCCGGGTATCAAGTCAGCAACTAAATTAGCTAACGTAACTTTCGGAAACATCTTACAAGCATCTACTTGTAGTTTCTCTGCTCCGACTGATACATTGAACGCTATCGACATCGACGTATGTCCTTTGTCAGCTATGGCGCAAATTTGTCAGTTTGACCTTGAGCAATCTTTCTTAGCTTTGCAAATGGCTAAAGGTTCTAATGGAGATTTCACAGTAGCTTCTTTTATGTCTTACTATTGGGACACTATGTCTAAGCAAATTGGCGAAGACGTTGAGTTATTGAGATGGCAAGGTGACACTGAGTCTGAAAGTGCTATTCTTTCTTTGTGTGATGGTCACTTGAAAAAGCTTTGTGCTGACGCTGACGTAGTAGGTCAATATGACGGAGCAGTTACTTCTTCTAACGTACTTGCTACTCTTGAGGCTGTTTGGGCTGCTGCTCCATCTACAATCAAATTTAAAAAAGGAGATTTAAGATTTTATGTTTCTGCTAACGTTGCTCAAGCTTATGAATTAGCTGCTGCTTCAGGAAACACTCAAACTTATGTAACTCTTCCTTTAGGTTTGACTTTCTTAGGTATTCAAATGGTAGTTGCTGAAGGTATGCCGGATAACACTATCGTGTTGACTTTGAAAAATAACCTTATCTACGCATTTGATGCTGAAGGAGATGCTAAAGCATTGAAAGCTGTTAACCTTTCTGATACAGTTGCTGAGCCGTACATCCGTACAAGAGCAAACTTGAAAGTAGGTTTCTACCATACAAATCCATCTGAAATCGTAGTTTATAACGTTTGTTTCGATTAATAAACATTATTTCATAGGTAAGGGGTGGTGACTAATCGCCACCCTTTTTTTTGAAACTTTTTAAAATATATATTTATGTCTTGTGCTACATTACAAACCATTACAAAATCGTGCGATAACAATTCCGGAGGAATTTATACGTTGTACGTAAACCAACAAGATAATATCGCATCTATTACAACTGACGAAACAGGGACTAATTGGATTGTAGATACTATCACTTTAACTGACCCTTTAGATGTATTCGTTCCTATCGAATTTAGAAGAAACGTAGGTTCTTATACTGAAGAAGCAAACATCGACTTAATCAATGGTTCTTCTTACGTTACTCAAACTATCAACTTAATGTTGCATAGAAGAGACCAAGAGAAGTCAAAAGCTATTAAAGTGATGGGTGCTGGTCAACAATACTTAGCTGTTATCGTAGGCGATGCAAACGGAAAGTTTTGGTACTTCCCTTATATGCAAGTTACTGCGGTAGGTGAAGGTTCGGGTACTACTCGTGCGGATGGTTCAAAGTATTCTTTGACGCTTACTGCTGAGAATGAGTTTTTAGCTTACGAAGTTGACCCTACAATTATCGCGGGGTTATTGTAATCTGTTTTCTCTCCATAATTAGCCACTCTTTTCGGGGTGGCTTTTTTGTTTTAAACAAATACAAGATTATACTTATAATATAGTTATATGATTTACTTAGAAAAAGGGCAAATAAACACATTTGTGTTGACTTTAACTGAAGTAACTACGTATAGTAGTCCCTTTTATTTATTCGTGTTTGAGAATGAATTTAACACAGCTACTGAGCCTATCTTATGGGCGGGAGTTGACACTTCGCCTTATCCGGATAGATACAACTTATTTACTTTGGAGGAAGGTGTAGACGTAGACTTTGTAAAAGGGCAATATACTTATAGTGTTTATGAAAGTGACGAAGCTATAATAGTGGGCGAAAACACGAATGTAAACGATTACAATTTAATAGAAGAAGGAAGATTAATAGTAGCGGGAGTAGTAACTAATTCAATATACGACTAAATGGCGTGGTATAATATATTTAAAAAAGAAGAAAGTAAACCCGAAGTAGTAGAGGGTTATCAATCATTTAGCACACCTTTTGGTAAGGTAGGCGGTGCAAACTTAGCTTTGCCTTATGTAAACGGAAGATATCAAATTTCGGGGTACATCCCTTTTGGTCACGATAACCTTTACCCACAGCTATTGACGCAACTCTACTTTACAAGTCCACTTCACGGAGCAATAGTAGATTTTAAAACCAATGCTGCTACGGGTGGAGGCTATGTCTTGAAAACTGACAAGCTAACAAACGAAGAAAAGTTAAATGTTTATACTTTCGAAAAGAAGGCAAAGTTAAATAAGTTAGTTCCTTCCATAACAAAGCAATTAATTGTACATAATAGAGTTTACTTTAAGTTGTATTTTGGTGACAAAGGAGAAGTAAAGAAAATAGAAAATGTTTTCCCTGACAAAGTAAGAGTAAACAAAGAAAAAAGTTGTTATTACATTTGTGAAGATTGGGCTTCTCGTATTGACGTAGAACCTATAAAACCTTATTCACCTTCTTGTGGTGATAAAGTTCAATTATACGTTTATGAATATCATTCTTTAGGACAAGATTATTATTCATTACCTACTTATTCAAGTTGTACTAATTGGATATTTTTAGATGGCGAAATGAGTTATCTACATAAGTCAAATATTCAAAACTCTATCTTTCCGTCTTTTGCTATGATGTTTCCTAAGAAGCCACAAAGCGAAGAAGAAAAGCAAATCATAAAAGAAACTATAGATAGAATGAAGGGCGCAGCAAATGCCGGAAAAGCTGTTGCGTTTTTTGCTAATAGTGCTGAGAACCTTCCTAAAATAGAAACTATTTCTACAAACAATAACGACCAATTATTTATACAAACCGACGGAAGGATAGACGAAAAGATATGTCAAGCGCACACAATAGACCCTATATTAATGGGTATTCGTGTTAGCGGTAAATTAGGTTCGGGTACTGATATTAAGCAATCTTACACTATATTCGAAAAGAACACTATTATGCCGTTAAGAAATGAAGTAGAAGAGATATTTAACGAACTATTATTTATTTCTCGTCTTAATGTAGAATTTGAATTAAATAACTATCAAATAGTAGGAGATATAATCGAAGAAGAAACTAAAATTAAAGAATAATGATTTACTTCATAACTGAGACCTATTTAAAGACGAACACTCCTATAACTGCAAACGTAGATGTTACTGACGTAACTCCTTATGTAAAGACGCAGAGTGATTTAAGAATACAACCTATTTTAGGGACTTACTTTTACAACTATTTATTAGCACAGTACAATGCTCAAACGCTTAACCCTGACGAAGAGTTATTAGTAGCGAAGATACAGCCTTGTATCGCGTGGTATAGCGCAGTAGATGCCGTGTTTGGTTTGTCTTACCAGCTTAAAAATAAAGGTTTGCAGCAACAAAACGGAGATTATTCTACGAGTGTTAGTAGAAGTGAAGTAGCTTTCGGTATGGAACACTACGAAGAGAAGGCTGCATTCTACGAAAGACGTTTGAGAGAATGGTTAAAAGAACAAGTTAAAGCTAATCACGATATATTTCCGGAGTTCGTAGACCCTTTAAATACTGACTCAGATATGAAGCCATTAAAAGACGATAACCAAAACGGATACAACATAGGAATTTTAATAATATGAAGACTAAGTTACTTTTAATTTGTTCGTCTTTTATTGCGGTGATATCGCCTATTAAACCACTTATTTATGTAGCTATTTTAGCAATACTTTTAGATACGGGATTTGGTATTTGGCGAAGCGTTAAGAAAAACGGATACGCTTCGTTTAGGTCACGTAAATTATCGCATACAATAAGTAAAACGTTTCTTTATTCGTTAGCTATTGTGTTCGTGTTTTTCGTGGAAAAATACATAGCTTCGGATTTAGTAGCGCATTTCATAGCTATTGACTTAATCTTAACGAAAGCTGTAGCGTTATTCTGCGTGTTTACGGAAGTTGTTTCTATCAATGAATCCTATCAGTCGGTTACAGGTAGAAACATTCTTAAATCGCTTAAATCATTCGTATTAAGAGCCAAAGAAGAAGCTGACAAAATAAAAGAATAATGGACACTACTAAAATAGTTCAACAAAGATTACCTGAATCGCAGTTTATTAGCGAAAACACGGACAAAAAACAAATCTATTTACACCATACAGCGGGTAATAAGAACGCGGTAAACACAATTAAAGGTTGGGAATCTAATAAAGAACGTGTAGCTACTGCATTTGTAATAGGATACGAAGGTACGATAGCACAAGCGTTTAGTTCAAGAAATTGGGCGTGGCACTTAGGTGTAAAAGATAGCGTGTTTAAAGGTCAAGGATTGCCCTATAAGAACTTAGATAAGTATTCGGTAGGTATAGAGTTAACTAACTGGGCTTACTTGGTAGAAAAAGACGGAAAATACTATAACTATGTTAACGGAATAGTAGACCCTTCAGAGGTTACGTTTTTAGAAAAGCCATTTAAGAATCATAAAAGATGGCATAAGTATAGCGACAAGCAAATAGAAAGTTTAAGAGAATTGTTAGTTTACTTAGGTAAGACTTACGATATCAATTTAAAATACAACGAAGACATTTGGTCGTTAAATAAAAGAGCATTAAAAGGAGAGAACGGATTATTTACACATAATTCAGTAAGAGTTGATAAGTCTGACGTTTATCCTTGTCCGCGATTAATTAAAATGTTAAAAGGCTTATGAGGTTTGTAATTTTATTCGTGTTTTTGTATTCCTGTAGTGCGGAATATCACCTAAACAAAGCAATTAAAAAAGGCTACAAATGTGAAGAAACAGGGGACACGATTAGAATTACTACTATAGATTCGATTCCTTACAT